GAACGTGAAGTTCGCTGACCCATTGAAGGCCATGACACGCTGCTTCCTTGAACAGATCGGCGTACCGAAAGACCAGCTCGAAGATTTTGTTGAGGGGCACCGGAAGGAAGAACCCCTCACTGAGTTTGGCTTTGATAACCTCACCACCCGTAAAATCATGCAGACGCTTGGCGTTGAATGGGGACGGGCCAATATCGACCCGAACCTTTGGACGACCATAGCAGCCCGTAAAGCCCGCAAGATTGTGGAGCAGGGCAAGCGAGTGGTCATTGACGACCTTCGTTTCCCGAATGAGTACGACCTTGTTAAATCCATGGGTGGAGAAGCTTGGTGCATCTACAACCCACGCGTGGAAATCTCAGTATCAGGTCACCCCTCGGAAGGTCTCCTTTCAAATCATGCCTTTGACAAGGCGCTAATCAATGACGGGACTATCGATGATCTTGAAGCTTCCGTCTCCGAAGCTGTTACCCGCTTCTAATTACCCCTCACCATAGGAAATTTAGTTTTCCATGAATGATCAATTCCCTCCAATCCCTGAGGCTTTGATTACTGAACTCGAAAAGCGATTTCCCCCAATTTATCCAAGTCTAGCTCAGAATGAACGAGACCTTTGGATGAAGGGCGGGGAAGGGCGAATTATTCAATTTCTTCGATGCCAGTTCAAAGAGCAGCAGGGTAGCCGCATCCGAAGGAAACCCGATGTGTAAACCTAAGGTGCCTAAAACACAGACACCCGCACAAGCTCCTCCACCTCCTGCTGAATCCGCATCGACCTCTCAGGGTGATGTGGTTCGCGATGAAGGTGACAATGAAAATGCAGTCCAGCGTTCTCGACGCAAGGGACGCAACTCTCTCCGTATTAAGCTCGACGCTGGGAATACAGGCGGCTCAACCGGCTTGAATATTCCACAGGCGTAAGGACAACCTCGAATGGCTAAAACCGCTGCTGCGCGATATTCGCAGCTTGAGCGGCTGCGCCTTCCGTTCCTTACACGAGCAAGAGCAGCCGCCAAACTTACCATCCCCGCGTTGCTCCCTGCCGAAGGCCATAATGGTGACGCCTCACTGCCAACTCCGTTCCAAGGAGTAGGTGCAAGGGGCGTCAACAATCTGGCCTCAAAGCTTCTTCTCACACTGTTCCCTCCGAACACTCCGATCTTCCGGCTCCTGATTGACGATTTCACAATTGAAGAAATCACCCAGCAGGAAGGCATGAAGGCGGTTATCGAAGAAGCCTTGGGCAAGGTTGAACGTGCGGTGATGACCGAAATAGAAGGGGCCGCAATTCGCGTCACGGTCTTCGAAGCTCTCAAGCTATTGATCGTTTCCGGTAATGGCCTTCTCTATCTCCCTCCTGATGGCGGGATGAAATCCTACCGCCTAGACAGGTTCGTTATCAAACGCGACCCAATGGGTAACGTACTGGAACACATAACGAAAGAGACGGTTGCGCCCGATACGCTGCCTGAGGCTTTCGTTAAGAAGCTAGGTGAACGGGCTAAGTCTCATTTCCAGAATGCCTTATCGTCCGACAAAACCTTAGACCTCTATACCCACGTCAGGCTCGTGAAGGGCATGTGGCAAGTTTATCAGGAGGTTTTAGGCGAAAAGGTTCCGGGAACCGAAGGCTCTTATCCTAAGGATAAATCAGCTTGGATTCCTCTACGATTCACGAAAGTGGATGGCGAGGACTATGGCCGGGGTTACGTCGAGGAATACTACGGTGACCTCAAGTCTCTCGAAACGCTGACTAAGGCGATTGTCGAAGGCTCAGCCGCAGCAGCAAAAATCCTCATTCTCGTCAATCCGAATGGAACGACGAACAAGCGGGTGATTGCTGAGGCTCCCAACGGAGCTGTTCGATCAGGTAGTGCGGATGACGTTTCCGTTCTGCAACTCGATAAATATGCAGACTTCCGAATTGCAAAAGAGACAATGGGTGAAATTACCCAGCGTCTAGCAATGGCCTTCCTTCTCAACTCTGCAATTCAACGGGCGGGTGAGCGGGTAACGGCGGAGGAAATCCGCTATATGGCCGGGGAACTGGAAGATGCCCTAGGTGGTGTTTATTCAATTCTCTCTCAGGAACTACAGCTTCCCCTTGTAAGCCGCGTCATGTTCTCTCTTGAACGCGCCCGGAAGCTCCCGCCATTGCCTGAGAAGGTTGTGAAACCAACAATCACGACTGGCCTAGAAGCCCTTGGTCGTGGACATGACCAGATCAAACTCGACAGTCTCTTACAGAGGCTTGCCCCTCTCGGTCCCGAAGCAATCGCTGAATATCTGAATGTTGGCGATTACATCAAACGCACCGCTACAGCTATCGGTATTGAAGCTAACGGCCTCGTCCGAAGTGAGGAAGAAGTCCAGCAATCCAGACAGCAGAAGATGATGCAGGCAATGGGCCAGCAGTTCATTCCTGAACTAGCCGGAGCTGTCAGAGACAATCTTAAACCAGAAGCCCAGCAGGAATAACCAATGGAAACCACTGAGACCGCAAGCGCGGGAACTCAGGAGGTTGTCACGGATGCCACGGTTGCGGAAACCAGTGAAGTTACAGTCGTAACCACTGAGGCTCCATCAGTCGCGGCTCCTCGCACCTCCAAGAAAAAGCAACCTCAAACCAAAGCCGAGCCGGTTAATTCGGACGAACTCGGTTTCGTTATCGTGGATTATTGAACCTATGAGCGACCAGTCTACCTCTAACGCTACACCAGTCAGCGCTCCCGAAGGTCATGATCAGGCGATGATTGACGCCTTTGATAAAACGCAGGGCCAGCAGACCACGGAATCGAAAACGGTTCCGAGTGAGCGCCCTGCCGGTCTCCCTGAGAAATTCGGCTCTTGGGAAGATATGGCAAAGGCTTACAGCGAGCTTGAACGCAAGCAGTCTCAGGTTACTCCTCCTGCCACGGAAGTTGAACTTCCGGCAACCACTACCGAAGCCCAGCAGCTTGCCGAATCCGCTGGCCTCGACTTCAACGCTCTCTCTGTAGAGTACGCACAGACAGGTGCGCTCTCTGAGGCTTCGTATGCAGCAATTGCTAAGGCCGGTTTCCCGAAGGAAGCTGTTGATCAGTTCATTGCTGGTCAGGAGGCAATTGCACAGTCGAACATTTCCAGCATGAAGTCCGAGTTCGGTGGTGATGAGGGCTACGGCCTGATGGTCGGGTGGGCATCAGCTAATCTCGACCCCGCAGCTATCCAAGCTTTCAACCGAACAATGGATAGCGGTGACATGGATAGCATCCGCTTGGCTATCACAGGGCTTCAAGCAAAATATACGGCAGCTAATGGCAGTGAGCCTAAGTTGCTGAATGGTGGAAACTCAGACGCTCAGGAAGACGTGTTCCGTTCGACCGCTGAGATGACCACTGCAATGAAAGACCCGCGCTATGCAAAAGACCCAGCCTATCGCGCTGAGGTCCAATCCAAGGCTGCGCGGTCAAACGTGTTCTAAGGAAACATCATGCAAACCTTACTCGACTTTCTCATGTGGCTTTGGTCGCATGTGGACGTAGTGTTCGGCGTTCTCTTCGCTTTGGAAGTGACAGCCGTAACGGTGGTCAATCTCACGCCCACCACTGTGGACAATCGCGTTCTCAAGGCTGTCCACAAGGTACTCGTCACGTTGGCGAATATCGTCCCGAATGCCCGAACTACTCCTGAGTTGCAGCGAGCCGAAGAGGCTATGAAGCAACTCAAATAATCACAGGTTATTCCTGTCAATAAAAATGCTCCCCACGCCTCTCAATGAAGCGTAACTGGGGAGCCTCTTTCCTGATGATGAAGTCAGTCACACTGCGCCAACAGTTCATGCGCGGTGACGCAAAGGTAATCCCAAAACAAATCATAAGCGGACCATTGCCCCCTGAGGGGGATAACCTTGGTTTTGCTTGCGGTGAGCTTTCGGGAAGCCTGATCAACTTCCAAACTCATCACAGGAAAATATAATATGTCTGATGCAAATGTAACTCGCCTAGGCCAGATCAACGGTTCGGGTGAAGTTGATGCAACCTTCGCCAAGATCTATGCAGGCGAAGTTCTAACCGCTTTCGAGACGGCAACCGTCATGGGTGATCGTCACGTAACCCGCAGCATCGACCATGGTAAGTCCGCAGCCTTCCCTGCAACAGGTCTTATCGATGCGTACTACCACACTCCGGGCCGTGAGCTGCTGGGCCAGAAGGTCAACCAGAATGAAGTTCTCATTCATATTGATGACCTCCTCGTCTCGGACGCTTACTTCGCTAATATCGATGAAGCGAAGAACCATTATGATATGCGCTCCATTGTGACGACTGAGCAGGGCCGCAAGCTCGCAAAGGTCATGGACCGTCATATCCTACAGGTTGGCGTACTCGCAGCACGTTCCAACAATGCTATCCCGGAACTACCGGGCGGTTCGGTGATCAAGCCTTCTGAATCGGATATGCCAAATGCGGCAAACTTCCGAGGTAACGGTGATCATCTGGCGGCTGCACTCTTTGCGGCTGCTGCTCGATTTGATGAGAAGGACGTACCGGAGGAAGACCGATACTGCTTCGTCAAGCCTGCTCAGTATTATAAGCTGGTACAGGCTGAGAAGACCATTAACCGCGACTTCGGTGGTTCGGGTGCATACTCGGACGGCAAGGTCTATCGTGTTGCTGGTATCGAAATCGTCAAGACGAACAACCTCCCTGCAACCAACATTTCCGAAGGCACCGAAGCCGGAACCGCTAAGCGTTATGCTGGCGACTTCTCGAACACGGTTGCTCTCGTAATGCAGAAGCGCGCCGTAGGTACTGTGAAGCTCCTCGACCTCGGCCTTGATGCTGGCTACGACCCACGCCGTCAGGCTCACTTCGTGATCAGCAAGTACGCAGTTGGTCATGGTGTTCTGTGCCCACCTGCTGCAATCGAAATCAGCGATGCCGCTTCTGGTGGCTAAAAACTAATCCACTTGTGGATAACTACCCACTGGGGAGTGAGCTTCGGCTTGCTCCCCTTTTTTTCATTTCATGACTGAGGGAAGGCCCATGCTGGCTACTACACCCACCACAGTCCTCGAAGCTGTTAACGCGATTATTGCCACGATTGGCGAACCTCCCGTAAGCAGTGTTGAGGACAACGGTGTTCTTGATGCAGTGATGGCACTTCAAGCGCTATCCGCTGTAAACCGTCAGGTTCAGCTTAAGGGCTGGCATTGGAACACTGAGACTAATTATCCGATTGCCGCAACTTATCCTGATGGCGAGCTTCGGGTTCCGAGGAATACCCTACGGATTTCACCCTCGCGGGACTTTGCGCATCTTGACTTAGTTCTGCGTGGCGACCGCCTCTATGACCGCAAATCCCACACGTTCTCTGTAGGCCAATCGATTAAGGCAGACGTAGTTTTTCTTCTACCCTTCGATGAACTCCCGGAAGCGGCGCGAACCTATATCACGATTAAATCTGGTCGTCGGTTCAAT